ACCTTCCCTTAACTTTGGGATGCAGGGGCTGAATAGCGGCATCGGTCTGGATCAAACCCCTAACTTAGGTAACCAAATCGCAGAGAGCCTATCTGGTAGCCCTATTAAAGCCTATGTAGTAAGTCAGGAGGTACAGACACAGGCGAAGATGAATAGAAAGATAAGAGAAACAGCAACAATCGGATAATGAAATTTTACGAACTAGTACTAGACGAGGAGAAGTTCCTACACGGCATAGATGCAATCAGCATCGTAGAACACCCTGCTATAGAGGAGGACTTCATCACTATGAGCAAGGAGCATAAGTTTGAGTTCAAAGAGGTGAGCAACGAAAAGCGCATCTTGATGGGTGCAGCGATGATCCCTGACAAGCCTATCTACCGAGTAGATGGTGAGGAGGAGTACTATGTATTTTTTACGAAGGAAACCATCCGCAGAGCGAGTGAGCTGTACCTTATGAACGGCAAACAGAACAACGCTACCTACGAACACGAGAACCGCATAGACGGCCTCTCGGTGGTCGAGTCGTGGATCATAGAGGACTCACAAAAGGACAAGTCCAGAGCCTACGGCTTAGAGTACCCTGTAGGTACTTGGATGGTCACGATGAAGGTAAACAACGATGACATCTGGGACAACTACATCAAGTCTGGAGTAGTGAAGGGCTTTTCTATAGAGGGCTGGTTTATGCAGCGTGAGACTGCCATAGAGGTAGAGACTGAGCTATCAGCAATCGAGAAGGAAGAAGGAGAACACCTACTAGCATTGTACCTACTTGGAATCACTAAGGGAGTACTCAAGAATGACAAGAGATACAAGAACGGCAAAAAGTTGCAGATGGAGTCGTACAGCGACTACCCTGACTCAGCATCTAACAATGCCAAGAGAGGCATCGAACTCAACGAGAAGCAAGGCAACAAGTGCGCTACTCAAGTGGGTAAGATCAGAGCGCAGCAGTTAGCGAAGAAGCAACCCCTATCACTTGAGACCATCAAGCGTATGCACAGCTACCTATCCCGAGCGGAGGAGTACTATGATGAGGGAGATACCACTAGCTGTGGGTACATCTCCTACCTACTATGGGGAGGTAAGAGTGCCAAGAATTGGGCTGAGAGCAAACTCAAGGAGCTTGATCAGCTGTAGAAAGTAACCCAAAAAACCAATATATAGTTGTTTAATTAACAAAGTTTAAGAAGATGAATCTAAACGAAGTATTTAAAAGAATCGAGATGGCTCTCGCTCCTAACGAGGAGGAGATCCAAGAAGTACAAGGTGCTAGTATGCGCCTTGCTAATGGTGTTATGCTAGAGGCTGAAGCCTTCGAAGCAGGTAACAATGTTTTCCTAGTAGGCGAAGATGGCGAGAAAATTCCTGCTCCTGTAGGTGAACACTTGCTAGAGGATGGTCGCACTTTGGTAATCGTAGAGGAAGGTATCATTGCAGAGATGCGTCCTGCTGCTGCTCCTGAAGCTACACCAACGGCTACGGAATTGGCTGACGAGGAGATCTCAGTAGAAGTACCAGAAGAAGCAGCACCTGAACTAGAGCAAATCGTAGAGGCTGTAGTGGAAGCTGTTGCCCCTGCTATCGAAGAGGTAAAGGAGCAAGTCGAAGAGATGAAGCGCCGCTTTGAGGAGATTGCTAAGAAAGAGGAAGAAGAAGACAAGGTAGATATGTCTGCCGCTGCTAAACGCTTAAAGGCTGCTCCTAAAGAGAAGAAGGTAGCGATGCAACGCTACGGAACGAAAGCACCTCAAAATACTTTGGGGCGTGTATTTAGTAAATTATCATAATTTTAATAAAGAAGAAAAATGGCTACAACCACTTCAATCACTACTACCTACGCAGGTGAATTTGCAGGTAAGTATGTAAGCGCTGCTCTTTTGAGCGCAGACACCATCGAAGGCGGTGGTATCACTATCAAACCGAATGTAAAGTACAAAGAAGTTCTTAAGACTGTAAACCTTGATGCTATCACTAAGGACAGCACTTGTGACTTCTCTGATACTTCTACATTGACATTGGCTGAGAAAATCCTTACGCCAAAACAATTACAGGTAAACCTTGAGTTGTGTAAGAACGACTTCCGCAGCGACTGGGAAGCAATCGAAATGGGCTACTCTGCCTTCGATAGCCTACCTGCTAACTTCTCAGACTACTTGATCGGCTATGTAGCTGGTAAGGTTGCAGAGAAGAACGAACAGAACATCTGGCAAGGTGCTGACGCATCTGAGGGCGAGTTTGACGGCTTTACTGCTTTGTTGGCTGCTGACTCTGATGTTATTGATGTAACAGGTACTACAGTAACTGCTGCTAATGTTATTGACGAATTGGGCAAGGTAGTAGATGCTATCCCTTCTTCAGTATACGGCAAAGAGGACTTGTACATCTATGTATCTCAGAACATCGCTCGTGCTTATGTTCGTGCTTTGGGTGGATTCGGTGCTAACGGACTAGGTGGCAATGGTGTGAACAATCAGGGTACTACTTGGTACAACGGAGGCGATTTGGCTTTTGATGGCGTTAAGTTGTTCGTTGCTTCTGGTATGCCAGATAACGATATGGTAGCTGCACAGAAGTCTAACTTGTTCTTTGGTACTTCCTTGTTGGAAGACTGGCAAGTTGTAAAGCTTCTTGATATGGCTGACTTGGACGGATCTGACAATGTGCGTGTAGTTATGCGCTTCGCAGCAGGTGTTCAAATCGGTATCGGTTCAGACATCGTATACTACACCTAAGAAGTAGTTAGTTAATAACCATAGAAGGGCAGGTAGGCTAGTGCTTGTCTGCCCTTTTTTAATACAATAAAACAATGGCTTGTACATTAACAAAAGGAAGAAACGAACCCTGTAAGGATGTAGTAGGTGGTATTACCGCTGTGTACTTTGCAGACTTCGATACGCTAGGAGCTATTACCTACGATGCTACTGATACAGATGTTATTGACTCATTCGGGGGTACACCTACTTGGTTCAAGTTTGAAGTAAAGGGTACATCTACTTTCGAGCAGACTATCACATCTAGCCGTGATAATGGTACGACCTTCTTCGATCAGACTCTAACATTGAACTTCAAGAAGCTATCTAAGCAGACTCACAATGAGGTTAAGTTATTGGCTTACGCTCGTCCTCACGTCATCGTAGAGGATAACAACGGCAACAAGTTTATGATGGGCTTAGAGTACGGTGCTGAGGTAACAGGTGGTACTATCGCTACAGGTGCTGCGATGGGTGATATGAGTGGCTACACTTTGACCTTCAACGCACAGGAGAAGATCCCTGCTAACTTCGTAGACGCAACTATCACAGCGGATGCTTCAGAGATTGACGATATCTAATAGCTGAATAGTCTAGAATTAAGAAAGCCCCTCCTGTATGGAAGGGCTTTTCTTTTTGGTAGCATCGCTACCTAGAGAGATGAGTATGCAAATATACCACATCTTTCCTTTTGGGTTTTATAATTAGATGATTATTGTAGAAGAAAATACAACGGCTACTATCAAGATGTACCTCCGTGACTTTACTACGGAGAGCTTCGAGATAGAGATAGTCTCCGAAGACCAAAGGAAGGAAGTGGTAGATACTGCGATCTCTGGTACTTGGGATGACTTTGCAAAGGTGCTTACCTTTACATACGATGTCTCTGCGCTGTCGAGCGAGAGCTTCTATGTGGTCAAGATATGGGAAGCCTCTAAGGTTAAACTGCTATCACAGGACAGGATGTATATCATACCTTCTGGTTCTAGTGTTAGTACCTACCAACCAAAACTAGCGACCACAGAGAAAACAATGAACAACGAGTTTAAGATTTATGGCGAATAATGTAAACTTCATCCAGCTATCTAGCTACACATCCCCTGCTATATCGGAGAACAGCCGACTAGGGTGGGTTGAGTATGGTGATGACAACAACTACTTTCAGTATCTGATTGACAGATACAATGGCTCACCGACTAATAACGCAGTCATCTCGGGTATCATCGACCAAATCTTCGGACAAGGCTTGGATGCCTTAGACTCGGGTAGAAACACGGAGAGCTACCTCCAATGCCGTCAGCTCATCAAAAACGATGAACTCAAGAAGGTCATCAATGACTACTACCTACTAGGTAACGGAGCATTCCAAGTCATCTACAATCAGGACAAGAGCAAGATCGCTGAGGTATACCATATGCCTGTAGAGTGCCTACGAGCTGAGAAGTGTAACGAGGAGGGAGATATTGAGGCTTACTACTACGCCTACGATTGGAGCGAGGTGAAGTCTAAGAAGGGTGCAGAGCGTATCCCTGCTTTTGGATTTGGTACTCCTGCTGACAAAATCGAGATACTATACTTCCGTCCTTACCGATCAGGAAGCTATTACTATTCTCCTGTAGACTATCAAGGTGCGCTACCATACGCAGAACTAGAGGGCGAGGTAGCTAACTACCACATCAACAACATCAAGAACGGCCTAGCGCCTTCTATGATTGTGAATATGAACAATGGTGTACCTCCAGAGGAGGAGCGAGACATCATAGAGTCTCAGATCCGTTACAAGTGGGGTGGCACATCCAATGCAGGGCGTTTTATCCTATCATTCAATGAGAGTGCGGAGAGTGCTGCTACGATTGAGCCTGTGCAGTTAAGTGATGCCCATAACCAATACGAGTTCCTCTCACGAGAGGCACAGCAGAAGGTGCTAGTAGGTCACCGCATCACTAGCCCTATGCTCTTCGGTGTGAAGGACCAAACAGGACTAGGTAACAACGCAGACGAGATCAAGACAGCATTCCAGCTATTCGATAACACGGTTATCAAGCCAAAGCAGGAGCAAGTCATCGCAGCACTTGACGAGATACTATCCTACAACAACATCTCTCTAGACTTGTACTTTAAGACCCTTACTCCTATCGAGTTCACGGACTTAGAGAACGCTCAGAACACGAAAGTAATAGAAGAAGAGACAGGTATCAAGTTGAGCAAGATGGAGATGCCAGAGGAGTACGATAGTGCTGTAGACGAGCTGATCGCTATGGGTGAGGATGTAGACACGGAGGTCTGGAATCTGGTAGACGAGCGAGATGTGGACTACGAGCAAGAGGAAGCATTAGATGCTACGCTGAAGTTTGCCTCTACAGGTACAGCAAGACCCAACGCTAACAGCTCACAAGATGGAGAGAACGCAGAAGGCACACTCTTCCTAGTGCGTTATAAGTATCAAGGTAGTACCTCACCACAGCGAGAGTTCTGCCGTAAGATGATGAGTGCTAACAAGGTGTACCGCAAGGAGGACATTATCGCTATGGACAATAAGGCGGTTAATGCAGGATTCGGTGTAAACGGATCAGACACCTACTCTATATGGCTATATAAAGGAGGCGCAAGATGTAAGCACAAGTGGATACGCCAAACCTATATGAGTAGAGACGGCATCCGTCCAGATGTAGGTAGCCCGAATGCTCAAACCATCAGCACAACGAAGGCTAGGAGCAAAGGCTTCCGTCCACAAGCTAATAATGACAAGGTAGCTGTTGCACCTAGCGATATGAAGAATAGAGGGTATGTAAACCCTCCAAGTAAGAAAGACATACAAGGAGGTATATAATGGCGCAGATACTATTTGTCAGCCCAGCTGATGTTATAAAAAGAACGGGAATCAACGGGAATGTGGACAGAGACCAGATGATTCAATTCATCAAGATCGCTCAGGACATCCACATCCAGAACATACTAGGCACTAAGCTCTTCAAGAAGATAGCAAGTGATATCGAGGCAGACAGCCTATCAGGTAACTACCTTACGCTCTTCACCGACTATATACAGGATATGGTCATCCACTGGGCGGCTATTGAAATACTACCCTATATTCACTACAAGGTGGCTAATGGAGGTATCTATACTAAGAGTGCAGAGAATGGTACTACGATCAGTAAGCAGGATCTGGACTACCTAGTACAAAAGGAGCGAGACATCGCAGAGCATTACTCTCGTAGATTCGTAGACCATATGGCGTTCTACAGCAGCCGCTATCCAGAGTACAACACATCCAGTAACGATGATATGTACCCTAGTAAGAATCAAAACTTCAACGGATGGGTTTTGTAGTGAAGAAGGTGTACAAGCCAAAGGCAGAGAATATCAAGAAGTTAAAGGTGTATCTAAAGAAGAATAAGAAATGAGTTGGGGAAGTATATACGGGGAGACTTGGTGGGGTTCGCAGAACACCATCGACTTTAACGACATAAGCTACTACATCTATGCGGTAGACCAACTCAAGACGAGAGCCTTGACGGATGGGGCTATTATGGAGGGCTTCGGTTGTGCGAGTGAGGCTATCCGTACAATGGGTGAGAAGGATTCAGCAGAGGCGTTGTTTAATGCTTATAATGTTAGGGTAGTTGCCGATAGCGGAGCTACGGAGGCAAGAATCTGTACTATTAAAGAAATAAGTTTACTACGATGAGTTTATATAAAGATTCAACTTTAGCAATGATACCTACCGCCTATAAGGATGGTAAGCTGTATAGTGTACGCCCTACGGATGGTAGTGGGGATTTTACCTTTAGTAGGGGTACGACTGCTACTAGGGTAGCCTCATCGGGCTATATTGAGAAGGGCAGAGAGAATCTATCTCTATATTCTAACACTTTCTCAAGTTGGACGGCTCAAAGTGGAGGTAGTGTTACAAGCGGTCAAGCAGGATACGATGGCACATCGGATGCTTGGTTACTTACAAGTGGAGCAGCAACATACTCAAGAATAGAAAGAGCTATAAGCCATACGGGATTATACACTATTAGCGTTTACGCTAAAGCAGGGACGCTTGGTTGGTTATCTTTTGAAAATTCGGGAATCACTAGTGACGAGTCATATTTTGATTTAACAACAGGAACACTCGGTTCATTAGGTGCGAATGTAGTTACTGCTAACATTGAGAGTATAGGTAGCGGTTGGTATCGTTGTAGTGCCACTTTGAACGGCACAAGTGCAACTCAAAGAATATATCCTGCGGTAGGTGATGGCGATTTAAATAGCGCACAAGGAAATATCTACATTCAAGATTTTCAGTTTGAGCAAGGCTTGGTAGCAACTGACTACATTGAAACAGGAGCATCTACTGCACAAGCAGGTATCTTGGAGGATATGCCTCGCCTTGACTATTCGGGTGGTGCTTCGTGTCCTTCTCTTTTACTTGAACCGAGTAGGACGAATTATTTCCCACATTCGGAATACCTTGCATCTTATGCGGTGAACAGAGGTTCAATTACATCTAATGCAACTACATCACCCGAAGGAGTAGTAAACGCATCGGAACTTGTACCAACAACAGACAACGGAGACCATACACTTAATGCATTGATTGACTTTGGTAATGTAACAAACACATTCTCAATCTTTGCAAAAAACAATGGTAATGATATTACTATAACATTTGCGGGTAGTTCTACCAACTGGACTGGTTGTATCTTTGACCTTACAAATGGTGTTGCAAAAACACCTCAACAAAGAGGCTCACAATCAGTATGTACGGCAACTATTGAGCCATACGGAGATGATTGGTATAAATGTAGTATTACGGCAACGCCTTATGCTGGTGGTAATTTTTATGTATTCGTGTCTTTAGTTAATGATGTGGATGGTTCGTTAAACTCATCTTGGGGTAGACAATCTTTTGTAGGCGTTCCATCGGAAACTGCATATTTATACGGAGGCGATTTACAAAGAGCCTCTTACCCTACCTCATATATACCAACATATGGTTCAAGTGTAACGAGGTCTGCTGATTCGTGTCTTGCTACTTCGGTAAGTGATTTGATAGGGCAAACGGAGGGGACTTTGTTTTTTGAATGTACAAACAAAGCATTGGTTAATCAAGCAAGGTATTTCTTATTAAGCGATGGAGGTTTTAACAACCGAATAGACATCTATCAATTTAGCGAAGACAATTTAGGTCTTTATGTCGCAACAAGCGGAGTGGCTCAAGTATCTGTAACAAATATAGCGTTACCATCAAGCGGTTCTTTTAAGTTTGCCGTAGCATATGCTAATAATGATTATGTATGGTATTTAAACGGGACACAAATAGGAACGGATACAAGTGCAAGTGTACCAACATTAACTAATGCTCTTTTCGCATTAAATGCGGCAGGAGGTACTTTGGGAGGCTCGGGTAATTCACCATTCAAACAAGCCGTGCTATTCCCTACACGATTAACGAATACTGAATTAGCAGCCTTAACAACTTTATAAGATGAGTATATACGACAAATCAAGTTTGGTACTTATACCAAGCGGAACTAAAACAGGAAAGGTCTACTCGCAGAAGCCTGTTAGTGGTGATGGTGATTTTACTTTCACGAGATCGTCTGCTGCTACGAGAGTTAATGCAGATGGGTTTATAGAGAAGGAGACTCAAAACCTCTTGACTAAATCCAACACTCTTTCTGCTTGGTCAAATGCCAATACTTCGGAAACGGGAGGACAGAGCGGATACGATGGAAGTAGTGATGCTTGGCTTGTTACCAAAAGTGCCGCTAACGCATTCATTGGTATTTCAGCAAGTTATAGTGGTGTGTTTACTCAAAGTATTTACGCAAAGGCAGGTAGTTTAAATTGGATTGCATTACAAAATTCTGGAATTAGTCAAACGCTTTGTTGGTTTGATTTACAAAATGGGCAAACAGGTTTTGCTCAAAGTAGTGTAATTAGTCATAGTATTACTGATGTCGGAGGAGGTTGGTATCGTTGTGAAGCAACATACAATGGTTCAAGTAGCACCTTTAGAGTTTTCCCTTCAGTAAGTGATAACAACACAAGCGGAACATCAGGAAATGTATACCTACAAGATGCCCAACTTGAGCAGGGACTTGTAGCAAGAGACTACATAGAAACGACTACTACTGCCGTAGAGGGAGGTATTACTGATAATGTACCAAGATTGGACTATACG